CAATGCAACTGTTTTGTCCTCCGTCAGTGGCACAGATAAGTACCAGGATGTTACCTTGGCAACTGGTACTGCTACGACGGTTTATTCTGCTGGTTCAATGTATGTAAAAGTGAACACAGCGGTTAGCGGCGGCACTTGCGACATTACTGTTTACGGTGACATTATTACGCTATGACAACTATCTATGTGACGAATCGGGGCGAAAAGGCTCTGATCCAAACCTACGCTTTTAAAGACTATAAGTTTCCTGTAAACGAATCAGTTGAGATCAGCGTGGAGATGGCGCGTCATGTATTTGGTTATGAGCAGGAAAATAAACTTCCTGCGATGGTGATGCTTGGGTTATGCAAATCAACCAATGAGATCGAAGAAGGTTTGGTCAGGTTGGCAAAGTTTGAGATAACCCAAGACAAGCCGGAACAGAATCGCTTTTTATCCCCTGGCGATGACTCAGTAACCCCCCTTGTGCCTAAAGCACATCGGGGGAGAACAGTCGTTAAAGCCGCTTAGATATGGGTCTTAAATGGCAACTCTTAACAGCTATATCACGGAAGTCCGTAGGCTGTTGCACGATGCAAACGGGAATTTCTATTCCGACTCCGAACTGACTGATTACATCAACGGAGCGCGGGAGCGTGTTGCCAGAGATACCGGCTGTTTAAGAAAACTACAAGTTGCTCAAACACCAATAGCACCCGTAGGCTATTCCGGTAATCCGGTAGCGTGGGCTGCGAATACGGCGGTCAATCTGAATGACTTGGTTTTCTCAAACATCTTTACCTATGTCGTTACTACGGCTGGTATAACGGGTGATGACCCGCCGCCGTATCCAGATTCTTATACGAACTTCCCGCCATCAACGCCTTTTGCGAATGGCACAGCACAGCTTCAGTATGTCGGCAATGTTGAGATCATTCCTTATGGCAGTTTGCCGGAAGCTGGTCAGACGCTAGACATTCTGAACATTAATGTGTTTTGGGGGAACAGCCGCTACCCGCTGTCCTATATGTCTTGGACACAGTTCAACGCACAGTTGCGGTATTGGCAGAACTACATCGGGCGTCCAGTAGCGTTTTCGGTATTTGGTCAAAACCAGATTTACATTTCGCCAGTACCTGATCAGGTCTACACCATTGAGGTAGACACGACCATTTTGCCTTTGCCCTTAGTGAATGGCGCAGAGGTCGATACCATTATTGATCCGTATACAACACCTGTTGCGTACTACGCATCGTATACGGCGAAGTTTAAAGAACAGTCTTATGGCGAATCTGAAATTTTCTATCAGCAATATGTCAGCAAGGTTCGCTCTGTACTCAACACCACGTTCACAAGGCGAATGCCTGACCCCTATAGCACTCCGTTCTAACTATGGCTGCGACAGAGCAAAAGAAAAGCTACGAAGTAGTCAAGAACTTCAAAGGTATCAATACCAAAGCTAACCGCACGGCTATTGATAAGGATGAGTTTGCGTGGCTAGAAAATGCCATGCCTATCGGTTACGCCAACCTCAAGATTGTTCCAACGTACACCACTGCGAACGTCACGTTTGCCAATACAGTAACTACTTTAGCATCTTGCAACATCAACAATGATGATCTTGCGCTAGGTTTTTGTGCGGACGGAAGGGCAGAATATGTCAACGTCATTGGTTACAGTAAAGGAAATGTCGCAACTACTGGTACGTTTTCTAATGGCGGTATTAACGTCACACAGTGGAAAAGCGAACGCATACTTATCGGCGATCCAAACAATGGTGTCTACACTTGGGATGGCACTAATCTTGTATCTATTGGATCAGTTGGATCAGTAGTTATTACCAATGGCGGCAGCAATTATGCCAACGTGCCTGCGGTAGTCATTAGCGCCCCGAATGAAACAGGCGGGATACAAGCAGAAGCACAAGCCTCGGTGTTGGCGAATGTGGTAACAGCGATTACCCTGACAGAAGCCGGATCAGGTTACACCTCGCCGCCTACGGTCACAATCTCCGGTGGTGGTGGCACAAACGCGACAGCAATTGCTAGTTTGTCTACGTTTAAAAAAGGCACGGTGTCGGTGCTGATTACAAACGGTGGTTCAGGCTACACCAACGCAGCTAACACGGTAGTCACGATTTCAGGTGGTGGCGGTACAAACGCAGCAGGTACGGCAGTGTTGGCAGGTGGTCAAATTACCCGTGTGGTGATGACCAATCCTGGCACGAACTACACCAACAACTCAAACATCACCGTAACCATTACGGGCGGGGGAGGCAGCAATGCGACAGCCAAAGCAGTCATCCTCACCGACCCCATCTCAGGCATCCAAACCTTTTCGGGCAGAACTTGGGTTAGTCAGGGAAGAACGGTTAGTTATTCTGCTGCTGGTAGCTACAGCGACTTTACAAGCGTTTCTGCTGGCGCACTTACTCTGACTGATTCGACACTGCACAGTAATATCGTGCAACTGTTGTCAGCCAATAACTTTTTGTACATCTTTGGTGAGGACAGCATTAACGTCTTCTCTGATGTCAGGGTGACCAATGTTGGCACAACGATTTTTACCAACACAAACGTCAGTGCGTCAGTAGGTACGCGCTTGCCTTACGGTCTGTTCCCGTATTTTCGTTCAGTATTATTTATGAATGAGTACGGGATGTACGCTTTGGTTGGCTCGACCACATCCAAGATTTCAGACCCGCTAGACGGTGTATTCCCGAACATTGACTTTACAACTGCCATTATTACGGCAGGTCAGGTGCTGCTGAATAACATTCTGTGCGCGGCGTTTAACATCCGGTACAACGACAACGGTACTTATCGGTATGTTCAAGCGGTGTTTTTTGATAAGAAATGGTTTTTTACCAATCAGAACACAGCAACCAAGTTGATTACGTCCATCCAAACAGGCGGCAAGATCAATTTGTACGGCACGACCGGAACAGACTTGTTGTATCTGTATTCCGATTCTGTAAGCACTGTGCCAAGTCTTATTGAAACGGCATTGATGCCGATGACTGATCCGATCAGGACAAAGCAGGCGCTAAAGATTGGTATTGAGGCAACTATCTCTGGTGGTGGCATTTTGCTAACAACGGTGGATAGCGAAACTAGCGCCAGCCCTGTTTATGAACTTGGCAATTACGTCAATTGGATTAATAATTTTGGAAATCCAATTTCTTGGCTTAATAATTCCTCTGCAATTATTTTGTGGATCGGTGGTCAGGGATTTGTGCTGTACAAAACAGACGCGCAGCAATGGGGTAAGTATCTTGGTATGACCGTTACTTCCAATTCATCAGCAATGGTGATTAACGGTTTTGAGTACGAACATGAATTGAGAGTGAGGTTCTAAATGCCAGTTCCAAATACATTTGCCAATGCAACAACGTCTATACCGTTGTCGCAATTGGATGCCAATTTTGCTACCCCGATCACGTTAGGCAATACTGCTATCCAGCTTGGCAACACGGTCACAACACTCAACAACATGAGTTTTGCGAATGTGACCATCACTAGCGTATCAACACCGATTACTGCTGCACAAGGCGGTACTGGTTTAACCAGTTTGACCGCAGAGAATGTGTTGATTGGTAATGGCGCAAATGCAGTCAAGGTTGTAGCGCCAGGCACTGCTGGTAACGTGCTGGTGTCTACGGGAACCACTTGGGCTAGCCAAGCACCAGGAGCAGCAAGCGGCAACGTCACCATTGGTAATACAACCATTGCGTTAGGTGGCACAAGCAGTTCGTTAGGCAATGTTACGTTAAACAATGCGACTGCGGGTAATGCCGTATCTGATAGCGCCAATGTAGTTGGCTATATCGGTCTGCCACAGAATAGCCAGAATGGTAATTACAACGTCGTGTTGGGGGATGCGGGTAAACATATTTATCACCCGACAGGCCAAGCAGCAGCGACTTACACTTTTCCTGCAAACTCTAACGTGGCATTCACGGTGGGTTCAGCGGTTACGATCATCAATGGTTCTGCCAACAACGTCACGATCTCTTTGACAACAGACACGCTGTATTTGTCATCAAATGGCGCAACTGGTAGCAGAACACTAACCCAGTGGGGTGTGGCAACCGCAGTCAAGATTTCTAGCCAAGTTTGGGTTATCTCTGGATCGAATATCACATGACAGGCATCCTACAAGCACTTTTGATGGGTTATGGCGCTGCTGGAGGCGGTGGCGGTTTAACCATCATCGAAACTTTCACATCGACAAAGGACTGGACTTGTCCAGATGGTGTCACGCAAGTGGACTATTTGGTGGTGGCAGGTGGTGGTGGTGGGGGCGGTGCAAGCCCCGGAGATTATTGTGCTGGCGGTGGTGGTGCTGGTGGCTTCCGTACTGGTACTGGTTTGTCTGTCACCGCTGGCACAACTTACACAGTGACTGTTGGCGGTGGTGGGAATGGTGGTGCGGCTGGTTCAAATCAAGGAAGTAGCGGATCAAATTCTGTTTTTTCTACGATTACATCTAATGGCGGTGGTGGCGGGGCAAAAGGACAACCAAGTTCAGGAACAATACAAGGGTCATCGGGTGGTTCTGGTGGTGGTTCTAGTTATAGTTCGCCCGGAGGGGCTGGTAACACGCCTTCAACATCTCCATCACAAGGAAATAATGGTGGAGCTGGAGCTATATTTAGCGCACAGTTTGGCGGGGGAGGTGGTGGTGGTGCGAGTGCAGTTGGTAGCGATGGATCAGGAACAAAAGGCGGTGACGGCGGCAACGGAACAGCATCTACGCTTTCAGGAAGTTCAGTAACCTATGCTGGTGGTGGTGGCGGTGGTGGTTATACAGCTCCTGCTTCAACAAATGCTGGAGCTGGTGGTACTGGTGGCGGAGCAAATGGCGGCGCTAAATCTACTGGTTCTAGTGCAACAGCAAATACTGGTGGTGGCGGCGGCGGTACTGGTTCTTCTGGAACTCCGAGCGCATCTTTCGCTGGCGGTGCTGGCGGCTCTGGCGTAGTCATCATTAAGTACACAGCACCATCTAACAACGTGCTTGTGTTCAAAGGTTCATCTCAATGGACTTGCCCAACAGGTGTGACCAGCGTTGATTATCTGGTCGTAGCTGGTGGTGGTGGTGGTGGCGATGGTGCTGCTGCTGCTGGTGGCGGCGCTGGTGGCTTTAGAACAGGCACAAGTTTATCGGTTACCGCAGGAAATACCTACACGGTAACGGTCGGCGCAGGCGGCGCTGGTGGGTCTAGTGGCGGGTTAAGGGGTTCTTCAGGGGGGAATTCGGTTTTTTCCTCAATTACGTCTAATGGTGGCGGCGGAGGTGGGTCATCAAATTCGGGGGAAAGAATTGGCGGTAGTGGCGGTTCGGGGGGTGGTGGTTCAGGGGATGGTAATAACGCTGGCGGAGCGGGCAACACTCCCAGCACATCACCGTCCCAAGGAAATAACGGTGGGTCAGGTTTAGATGGAGGAGCGACTAATGCTGGCGGTGGCGGTGGTGGAGCTTCTGCTGCTGGTGGAAGCGCGTCTGGTTCTCCAGTTGCGCCCGGAAATGGTGGCAATGGAACGGCATCAAGCATTTCAGGTTCGTCTGTGACTTACGCTGGCGGCGGTGGAGGGCATCGAAATGCCCAATCGCCCAACCCCGGTGGTACTGGAGGCACAGGTGGTGGAGGTAATGGCGGGGGTGAAAATAACAATCCTGCTGGTTCTGCCGGTACTGCAAACACGGGCGGCGGTGGTGGTGGTACAGAAAACACTTCCTATGCTGGCGGCTCCGGTATCGTAATTATTAAACTCAATTCATAACCATGAAAAAAATCTACCGCTTCTACGGCATCGACGTTGCAATGCAGATGCTTCGTCCGGGTGCTAAATGGGAGATCAGCAACAACGTCTTTACCCGTTGGGATGATCCTAGACCTTGCCCAAGCATGGAAGAAGTGTATTGGATGATGGAAAAGATCAAAGAGTTTGAGGAAAGCATCCCGACCATTTGGCTACCTGAACAGTTAGAGCAGCACAAGCAAGAGGAAGAAGAACTAGAAAAGGCACTCGCATGAATATGCACAACCTGTTTCCTACGCCAATCGGTATGTTCGACTTAGATAGAGAATTTACCGATGAGGAACTGTTGTTTGTTCGTGGTCAGGAAACTAGAGCAAATGAAGGCAATACCACTAGCGTAAACAACTTTGTGCTGCGTGATCCGATTATGACTTCTTTGCGGGATTGGGTAGAGGGCTGCGTTTCTGAATACTTTAAGGCTACAAGCGATCCAAAGCATGACGTTGATTTGCGAATTACTCAGTCTTGGTTTAACTATTCAGAGCAAGGTCAGTGGCATCACAAACACGCTCACCCAAACAGTTTTGTTTCAGGCGTGTTTTATCTGAATACCAACCCTGATGACCGTATTTACTTTTATCGTTCAGGCTGGCAGCAAATAAAGTTTCCACCTGAAAACTATAACTTGTACAACTCTGAATCGTGGTGGTTTGAGGCGATTAAAGGGCGGCTGATTCTGTTTCCTTCGTCGCTTGAGCATAACGTGCCGACAGTTCAGGGTGAAGATGTGCGGATAAGCATGAGTTTTAATACGTTCCCTGTTGGGATTGTTGGGGATGAGATGTCGTTGACTGGTTTGAAATTGGAGGCTTGAATGGCGCACTTTGCTGAACTTGATAGCAACAACGTGGTGTTGCGTGTCATTGTGGTGGATAACAAAGACACAAGCGATGCCAACGGCGTTGAGAAGGAATACATAGGCGCAGCCTTCTGTGAGCGTTTATTTGGCGGCACATGGAAACAAACTAGCTATAACGGCAACTTTCGTAAAAACTTTGCCGGTATTGGCTACAGCTATTTGCCTGCACCGATTGATGGCTTTGCGCCACCCCGTCCGTATCCAAGCTGGAACCTTGATCCTGATGTTTGCCAGTGGGTTGCGCCAGTGCCTATGCCTACTGACGATCAGCGTTACTCTTGGA